GTTATTGGCGTTTCTAGCACGACCATTACTGTTGATGACCCTGATACTGTTTGGACTTCCTATACGCTTCCTGCGGCTGTTTTAAAGATTCCTACGCAGTCTTCTGTAGAAATCCAGGCATCGGTTCAGTTTGCTGAACTCAAGATGCGTATGATTGAACTTCCTGCGCTACGTACTAATCCGTATGGAGATGACCCTACGTTTTTAGTTACGAATGCACAAGGTATGGCTCCTATCCCTGCGGATATGAACATGCCTATTCTGTTTTTCCAAGAGACTCCAAATTCGCAAGTCCAGCCCGGGACTCCTGCTGCGTCTATGGGTCCTTGGATTATTTATGACCGTGTTGGCGACCGAGAGATTATTCGCCGCCGGATGATTGACCAGCTTTACGTGCGTCCATTTGGAGTCCCACGAGTTATCAGGGCTTCTTTCTCCGAGGTTGGCCCCAACTACGTCTTTACTCCGAATCCGGGTGAGAACGTCAACATTAAAGCGTACTACATCCGCACGTTTCCTTTCCTGTTTAGCCCGACTGGTGACCCCTTGGTTCCGTTGGTTCAAAACAACTCAGCATTGTCTTCTTTCCCTGAAGGATACTTCTACGGAACGCTTGCTTCTTACTATGAAAAGAACAAGAACGACAAAGAAGCTGCTAAGTGGCAAGGAATGTTTGATGAAGCCTACGGTTTGATTGAAGATCAGAATTACAGAGGAAAATGGCGTGGGGGCGACCAACACCTTACGTCAGAGTTTCAGCCACGAGACTACAGATACTCATTTCGATAGAAAATGCATTACACCTACTGTCACTTTTCTGAGAAATCAAATCAAATCTTTTACTACGGTAAAGGAGAGCGTGAACGCGCTTACAGTAAACAGCATCGCAATCCTAAATGGCATGAGATTGCTAAAGATGGTTACAAGGTTGAGATTTTGGCTCATTGGCCTACACATGAAGAGGCTTTGGAGCATGAGAAGTTTTTGATCTGGTGTGGTCGTGAGATGGGGTTGCCTCTTGTTAACATGACTGCTGGTGGACAAGGGATGTTGGGTTTTCGTCCTTGGTTGGGTAAAAAGCACACCGAAGAAAGCAAACGTAAGATGAGTTTGGCTCAACGGGGTTCTAAACGCCGTAAAAGCATTAACTTTAGCATTGCAAATGCTGGAACAAACAACCCTCGTTGGGAAGGTTATTGGATTACGCCTGATGGCAAATTCAATACTGCCAAAGAAGCTGCTGAACACCATAAAATTGATGCAAGAACTGTTCGCGCCCGTTGCAAAGGCTACAAAGAGCAACTTGTAAACAGCGTAAAGCACTACCCGCCAAAAGACGGTTGGTCTTTTGAACCGAAAGGCGAATAATGGCAACAGGTGGCCTCTACGGAAGTTCTCCAAGTGGAGTAGAGATTGTTACTTCAGGCTCAGAGACTGTAGGTTTATACGGTAACCCTTCTACTGTTGGAGGCACGTATTTTGAGTGGTTGATTTTTATTGAATCAGCTTCTCAACCTGCCACACCTACTGGTGGTTCTTGGAGCTTTGCGACAAACACAGGAACTGCCCCTTCTGGTTGGTCAAGCGTTCCTCCTAACAACCCTGGTCAATACGTATGGATGTCTATTGCGGTTGTTAACTCACGCAATACGTCTGCACTAGCTTGGTCGGTTCCCGGTCCTATTTATCGTGCTGGTCCTACAGGGCCGACAGGGATTCAAGGTCCGACAGGTCCTACCGGAGCGCAGGGCAATTCGATCACAGGTCCGACAGGCGCTCAAGGGGTTGCGGGTCCCACGGGTCCGACAGGCATTCAAGGCAATTCCATTACTGGCCCTACGGGTGCTCAAGGTAATGTTGGTCCAACAGGCAGTCAGGGCGTTCAAGGGCCTACGGGTCCCACGGGCAGTCAGGGTAGTCAAGGTGTTACAGGTCCGACTGGAGCTTCTATTACGGGTCCAACGGGGCCGACTGGAGCGCCTTCTACTGTTGCAGGTCCTACGGGTCCTACGGGCGCTTTGGGTCCCACGGGTCCTACAGGTCCGGGGGCTGCTTATGCTTTGCCTTTGATTGCTGGTTCTGTATATGGGAAAACAGAGTCAAACCAATATTCTGTTGGATACAACGTAACCAGTTTAGCGTCTGTATTTTCCAGCGATCCTGGCAACAACCGGATTATTCTAAATACACAAGGTTATCCAAACTTACAACAAATCATTGATGCCTATTTGGCTAATCAGATTGTTGTTGGTCAGGTTTTAACGCTAAACGCAAGACCATATAACTCTGGTTCTTACACAACGCAAGTTTGGGGAACGATTACATCGTTTACTTACACGCCTGGCACTTATCCTCAACTGACAATTTATTTGAGTGGTATGCCTCTTGTTTTCTCGCAGGCATATGACATTAATACGTTTTCTGCGGGAGTGTCGCCAAATGGTGAAAACACCATTCTTGGTTACAACACCATTCCCGCATTAAGTTTTGGCGGTAAAAACACAGTTGTTGGTTACCAAGCTGGTACTTCTATTGTTGATGGTGTTAACAACATCGTTATTGGTGACAGAGCTGACGTTTCTTCTTCCGCTGCCTCCAATGAAGTAACTCTTGGCAACACAGACATTACTGTTACGCGCTTGCGTGGTGCTATCCAAGTAGGAAACACAACCCCATCTGCTGGTACATCTGGTCAAGTACTGATGTCCAACGGTCCTACAGGTGCTCCGTATTGGTCTACTGCCGTAGGTCCAACGGGTCCAACAGGTGCAGTAGGTCCGACAGGTGCGGCTTCCACAGTTGCTGGACCCACAGGTCCGACAGGCGCTCTTGGCCCTACAGGACCCACAGGCGCAGCGTCTACAGTTGCAGGTCCTACAGGCCCAACTGGCCCAACTGGTGCAGCATCGACTGTTGTGGGACCAACTGGTGCGACTGGACCGACAGGTCCTACGGGTGCAGCCTCTACTGTTGTTGGACCGACTGGACCTACCGGAGCGTCTATTACTGGACCCACCGGACCCACGGGGGCGCAGGGTGCTACAGGTTCTGGGGGTGCTTTGGGTCGTTGGGGTTCTTTCTGGGATACCACGACTCAGACTGCGGCTGCGGCAAATACTGCCTACTCCATTACGTTGAATAGTGCTGATGCGGCTAACAATGGAGTTTCTGTTGCTTCTGGAAGCCGAGTAACTTTTGCGTATGCGGGTGTTTATAGCCTGACATACTCAATCCAGTTTACTAACTCAGACACTCAAATCCATGATGCAAACGTCTGGTTGAGAAAGAATGACTCTGGAAGTACAGGTGATGTGCCTGATACGGACAGTAAGTTCAGCATTATTGCTAGTCATGGCGGTGTTCATGGCAACGTAATTGGAACTGTTAACTTTGTCTTGACCTTGGCGGCTGGTGACTACATTGAGTTGATTTGGGCAACAACCAGTACTCAAGTTACTTTGGAAACGATTGCGGCTGGAACTTCTCCTGTTAGCCCTCGTATCCCTTCTGTGGTGTTTACCGCTACACAAGTGATGTACACGCAGTTAGGTCCGACAGGTCCGACAGGTCCATCTGCGGTGGCAGGGTCTAACACTCAAGTTCAGTTCAATAATAGTGGGGCTTTTGGTGCTTCTGCCAACCTTACATGGAGTGGAACTCAGTTGGCTGTAACTGGTAGTATCAATGCTACGTCTGGCGTTTCTGGAGGAACCTTCTGATGACAACCTCTGGTTTTTATGGCGGCGTAGCTGAAACGGCAGGTTTATATGGGAACAACCCATCTTACGGAGGATCGTATTTTGAGTGGTACGTATTCCAAGTATCTTCGTCACAACCAGCTACCCCGACAGGTGGGTCGTGGAGTTTCACAACAAATAGTGGAACCGCCCCTACAGGCTGGACAGCTAACCCGCCGACTAGCCCAACAAACATTGTTTGGGTATCTATCGCACTTGTTAACTCAAAAACCCCGGCTACCCTGACTTGGTCAACACCAGGGCAATTTGCATACTCAAGCGGTGCTGGACTACCTATCCTTATTGGTGCGGTATCTCCTGGTCCGGGTGATGGAACAGATAACCAGTTGTATTTTCAAACAAACACAACTCCACAGACAATGTGGCTAAAAGAGTCTGGTACATGGGTGCAACAGACTGGTAACATCTACTTAACTGTTGCTGGCGGTGTCAGCGGCGGTACTTTCTAAAGGAAACAACATGTCCGCTACCGGGTACACGCCTATACAACTTTATTATTCAACTACTGCGTCTGCTGTTCCTACTGCTGGCAACCTTGTTAGTGGTGAACTGGCTATCAACATTACTGATGGTAAGTTGTATTACAAAGATAATGCTGGCGCTGTTCAACTGTTGTCTACATCTACGACTGCTACTGGTACGGCTAACGGAGTGTTGTACCTTAACGGCTCTAAAGTTGCTACAAGTGGTACTTCTTTGGTGTTTGATGGTACTAATTTGGGTATTGGTACTAGTTCGCCTCAAGGTCAACTGTCGCTTGGATCAGCAGCGTCTGGGCAAAAAGGCGTTACGCTTGATTGGACTGGTGCTGGTGGACCATATGCAGTTGCATCATTTACTGCTGATCGTGCAACGGGTGAAGTTCGTAACTATGCATATACTAATTTCTTTCAGACTTGGTATGCCAACGGCGCAGAGCAAATGCGCCTCACCAGCACAGGGCTAGGTATTGGTACTAGTAGTCCTAATGCTAAATTACAAGTTGTTGGCTCTGATCTAAGCAACGGTGTTTTTAAGATTGGTGAATCTAATAACACTACTGGTAAACAACTTTTGTTTGGTGTTACAACCACAGGCAATGGTTATGGATGGATTCAATCTATTTACCAAGGTACTGCTTACACAGATATTGTGTTGCAAAAAGATGGCGGTAACCTAGGATTAGGAGTAACTCCTAGTGCTTGGGTTATTGGCGGATCTGCTTCTGCTTTACAAGTTAAAGCTGCTGCCTTTTATGGGGATGGTGGTCAAGCTATTATTACCGCCAATGCTTATTACAACTCTGGTTGGAAATATATTGGTTCTGCGATTGCATCTAGATATGAACAAAATTCTTCTGGTCATATTTGGTATCAAGCCCCCTCTGGAACGGCAGGTAACGCTATTACGTTCACCCAAGCAATGACACTAGATGCTAGTGGGAATTTGGGGGTTGGCCCTACATCGCCTGGAACTAAGTTGGATGTTTCTGGTAATGGGCGTTTTGTTTATAACACCGCAGCAACCAATACTGGCGACCAAAGCGTTTTAGTTGTTGGTGCAACTACTAGCGGCGCTTATGCATCATCGTATGGTTCTGGACTTCAATTCCAAGTTACCAACTCTAGCGGTGGTTATGCTGGTGGTCGTATTGTTAGCCGACTTGCTGCTGATAACAACACAGCAAGCCTTGTATTCCAAGCACGTAACTATGGTTATGCCGATAGCATGACACTAGACTCCTCTGGTAACTTAGGTATTGGTACTACAAGCCCTGCTGATAAGCTAGACGTAAACGGCACAATCCGAATTCGTGGTGGTAACTATCTGTTTTTGAATAATGCCGCAAACGATAGCTTATCTGTTATTTATAACGGAGGAAGCACAGGGGCAGGAAATCTTCAGTTTAATACTGGAGGCGCAGAACGTGCCCGTATAGACTCCTCTGGTAACTTGTTAGTGGGGACTACGAGTGCTGTTACTTCTGCGCCTGCAAAAATTGGTATTTTGTATGCCGGAGCATCTCAATTTGGCATAGGGATTAAAACATCTGACAACTCAGGTTCTGCAATTTATTTTGTAAATTCGTCAGGAACTGCTGTTGGAAACATCGCTCTTACGTCTACTACTACCGCCTACAACACATCCTCAGATTATCGACTGAAGAACACCATTGCACCAATGACAGGCGCATTGGCAAAGGTAGCACTGCTCAAGCCTTGCACTTACAAGTGGAACGTGGATGGCTCTGATGGAGAAGGTTTTATTGCTCACGAGTTGGCTGAAGTTATGCCTAACGCTGTGACTGGCGAAAAAGACGCTGTGGATTCTGAAGGTAATCCTAAGTACCAAGGCATTGACACATCATTCTTGGTTGCTACATTGACTGCTGCTATTCAAGAACTCAAAGCAGAATTTGATGCTTACAAAGCATCTCATCCCTAATCTTAAAAGGAAAACCATGACTATCTCTTACA